AATTTCATCTTGCTTACACCAAAAAACATTTTCTAATGTAACGTCTGCAATCATACCTTTTACAAAAGTACTTCCATCTGTATTTTTTTCAATAGAAAAAAAGTTTGCAAGTTGATTTGCTGGAGAATCTACTAGCGATAGTTCATGTAAATCATAATCATGAATTACTCTGCGATCTTTATTTGAACCATCATCAGATTTTTCCATTTTAGCATCAACAATATTTCCACCAATTGAAAATCCTGAATATGTTCCATCAAGAACTTTTTCCCAAGCATCTTGGGCGCCCTTTGAAATATAAGCAGTTACATAAATACCATTATATTTTTTATTTGTTTCTGGATCAAAAAAATTGTCTTCTTTAAAATTAAGCATTTTACCAACTGCCACTGGTCCGTGCATTTCACGAATATTTCCTCTAAATCTTTCAAAAGCTTTTTTGTTTGCTTCTGATGTTACAATATCTCCATGACGATCTAAATTGTCCAGGGATGCAAAACCTGAGACTGTTCTCTTTTCCTTATTAACCTTAGAAATAGGAAAAGCCAGAGCCATAGATGATTCGCTGTTTGACCAATAAGTTTTTTGAATATCCATATGTAAATAAATAATAGCAGGATTTATAACTAACTCATAATTTTAACTAATATTTTTTATAATATTGCTGTTTATTTTAATGACTTTTTTTACATCCGCAACTTCGGGAGCATATGTTTTTATTTCTGTATTTGTCATTGGAGACCCTTTATTTCCATCATTTATATTGTTTACATAAGGGGTTTCAATATGATTTTCTGGCAAAATATTTGGACTAGAGGTGCTATGGTGGGAAGCCAAACCTCCAGTAACAAACCCCATTATTGGATACATTAAGCCTGTAATGCTTTTTTGAAACCCAGTAGCTGCCCACATTCCATACGAGCTTATAAGAGCGATTCCAAGCTGTTTTGCATCTGATATATTAAACTTAAAATGATGTTTTAACTTCATATTGTTGCCTTTAATGCATCATAAACTTTTTGATTTACAGACCCATCTTTGATGCCAAGTTTAGGGTTTTTAATTTCATATTTCTTTAAAGCAGATACAGTGTGTGCATCCATTAAAGCATCAACATATTCTGTAGGCAATAAACCCGATTTTGCTAAAGCCATTTCTACTGCCAATACTGCATCACTTTTTGCACCAATTATAAAAGAAGTTTTATCTATTGGAAACGGTGGTGCGGCCCATACAGTAGGGCTGGGGGTGGGAGTAGGTGAACTAGATGTAGGTCCAGTTGTTACTGCTCCTGTTGCTCCCGCAACTAAAGCTCCAGTTGTTGCAACACCTGCAGTTGCTTTTTTAGTTTTAGAAACTGCAATTGTTGGTTTAAGCAATACTGGATAGGCTGGTCTTACTATTGCAATAACATTTAAATACGGCCTATGTCTTCTATAACAGCCACCGCCATTGCTTTGGCTTCCATCTACATGATCTGGGCTTGTATTAAATCCAATAGTTGTTATTCCATTTGGAGAAGCCGCTTCAAGAAGTTCTACGTGGTCTGCCTGACCGTTATTTGAAAATGAAAAAAATACAATATCTCCTGGTTGTCCTTGAAATTTGTTTACAACTTTACCTTGACGTTGAAACCAACTTAACCCAACTTGACAAGAAGCAAATCCCTTTATTGTTTGTCCCGCAACTAAATGTGATAAACCAACTTGTGCAAAACACCAACTAATTCCCATAGCGCAATAAGGTTGATTTGGGATTCCAAACCATGTTCCATAAGGACTTTCATTATTTGGGCCTTCAACAAAGCCTATTTGTGTTCTGGCAACATTTAAAACATCTAGTCCTGTTGCCATTTTTAATTTCCTTCTTGCCGTCCTTCGCCCTTAGCATTACGGGCAGTTCCCATCTTATCTGGAGCATTTAAAGTTCTATTTTGATCACGAGTTTTATTTCCACTTGCATCAGAGGCTGCATCTTGTAGTTGTTTTGGATTAAGAACAAGAACCGCATCTCCGCCTTCAAGGGGAGCCATTCCACGACGTTGACGAACTTCGTTAGGAGTAATAACTTGATCTTTAAGATAACGATCATCAATTCGTGATTGAGTTTCTTCATCTGTAAGTGCAAGTTCATTAAATCTTAAAACAAATGCATCTGTAAATTCTCTAATAATCAAATTAATTTTAAACTCAAGTTCTTCTTGACGTGGACGACAAACTTGTTCTTTAAATGTTTTATCTGCATCTTTAGCATTTGCCAATGATACATTTGCTGGCATTCCCAGCTTTGATACTGGAACCCGATGAGAAAGAAGAATACGATCTCTATTTTCTACAGCATAATTTCTAAATGATGAGTCTTGAATACCAGCTTCAATTGGTTCCATATTAAACTCAACACGACCTTGTTCTCCATCTGAAGGCAATGGAATATAAAGAGTTCTATGATTTCTTCCCTTTAATCCTGTTTGAAAAAATTCAAGCAATTTACGCTCTGAATCAGCAGTAAGTTTTGCTCCCTTTACTGTAATAATATAACGTGGAACAGCTTTATTTTCAAAATAATCTAAGTTAAAACGCTGTGCAAATTCATCTCCTGCAACTGCATTTTTTGCAGAAAGAACATCTGGCACTCCATAATATGTATTTGAAGGAGTAAATACTTTAAAATGAATTATTTCATTTGGTTGTGGATCTGTACCTATTTGATCTGGAGTTTCAGTATCTCCAAAGTTTCTAAAAAATGTATAGCGGTTATAAACAACTTGTACAAAACCATCACGATGACGGCGGATACGCATAGTGGTTGTAGGAACATGGCCAATATAACCAATCTTTCCATTTGTCATCCGACCAACTTCCATGTATGCATTACCAGTTGATTCTAAATCAATAAAAATCTTTTTCATTGTTTCTGTAAATGAATCATCTGAATTAAGTGATTCTAAATAATTTCTTAACTGTTCTTTTAACCCCTCAATTTTTGAACGTAGCTTATCAAGTTTTTTTGGAGTATCCATAACTTCTTCAATTTTAGAAGTTGTGCTCCATGTATTTTCAAATTTATATCCTAAACCCACGACATTTGCTGCTTTAGCATTAACAGCAGAATGATGATATGGAGACACATCATATAATTGTGCTAAGTAAAGAACATTGTATGGTGGTTGAACAATTTGGAATAAAGAATAACCTGTTAAATCAAGTGGATCAAGCTTTTTAGATTTTGCATCACCCTGCCCCACAAATGACTTTTCAAGTCTTGATGCTTGTCTGCGAAAATTAGGACTTAAACCTTCTGCTTTTCTAATATCTTCCCACGGAGCATTAAATGGATCATTAAAATCATGCTCTACTGTATGAGATGGAGCATCTAACTTAACTGTAATTCCACTCTCATCATCGTCAATACTGTCATCTATAGTTAAATTAGCCAATTTTCATCTCTTTCATTTCTTTATAATATTCAAGCATTGCTGGAGTGTCCATAACATCTGGTACAAGACCCAATTCCATTCTTTGTTTTTGCGTTTCAAGTTCTTCATTGTCTACTGGTCTATGCCCCGCAAAAAATACTGGATGACCATCCTCTAAGCCGTAGTGCTTTGCTGCATCTTTAAGTTTTTTTATTTGACGGATATCGCCTTTCATAGAAGGAATACTTAAATATCCACCTTCTTCATCCATAACAAGTGTTTCATCTGGCATCATCCAGGCGTATAGACCCCAATTTACCTCATCAATAGGTGTTACTTTCATTTTGCTCATATGCCAATAATACCATCTAATTCTTAAAAAGTGAACAATTCAATGCCATTTTTACTGATATATAGGCTAATTTTCCACCTTTTTCAACAGATCTTTGAACTAAATTCATTAACGATATACGTGATTTCCTATGTGTGTAGCTTGTGGCCAAAATGTTGTATAAACTTTTCCGCCAGTTCCCCGCCAAAGTTTACAAAAATTAACATCTTCTCCAAATTTATTTCCATCATCATCAATGTACAAATCCCAAAAATTAGAAATAGAATCTCCTTGATTAAGATTTAAACAAGGTGTACCTGAAAATTTATATGTTTTTACTAGGGGTTTTAAAATTTCAAATACTTTACGACTTATAAGAAGTAATCCTGTCCCCGCTGATTTTACTTCAATTTTTTTGTTTCTGTCTGCTTGTAAATCATTTAAAGGAACAACATTATGTGCAGTTGTATAATTTTGTAAATCTATTTTACCTTGCCTTGATGCTTGTAGTACACCATCCCAATTTATAATTTTAAGCGGGACTACACCAGCAATAACATCTTCATCTTCTTCAATCATTTTTAATACACCCATAGGATTAAAACCTTGATCTGCATCTATAAATAACATATAATCATAGCCTTTTCTAAGGAAATCTTCTGTAAGAAAATTTCTAGCTTCTGTTATTAAACTGGAATTGTATACATCTTGAAAATGTACTTCATGTCCATTTTGTAATAATGTGATTACTAAATCTGTTAGACTTCTTGCATAATACCCACTACATGTAGAGTTATACATTGGTGTTGCTATATAAATACTTTTCTTTTTTACTTCGGCCATTTAATTTCCATTTTCTTCATATGATTGACTAGAACGGCGGGATCAAAATAAATATCTATTCCTGCCTGATACGCTTTAATACACCAAGATATGTCTTCACCTATAGAATCTACAATTTGATTTCCCATAGATGTCATTACTGCTTGATCAAAATGTTTAAACCAGGGTCTTGGTAATTTTTCAAATACTCCTGATTTCATTGCAACAAATCCAAACCCTATACTTTGTACTTTTAAAGGTTCTTTCATTTGTAAAATTTCATTGACGGGAATTCCATTATTATTACCCCATGGATGTATTGTAGTTGTAATTCCATCTGCTAACAAATAACATCCTGCAATTACATCATATTCAGAATCATAAATTTTAAAAAATTGTTCTGGTGTCCATGCAATATCTGAATCTATCCAGAATATCTTTTTATATGTTACAGAATCTCCTACAGGACCTTTATGATCTGGATTTAATTCTAATCCAGTACCGCCCGATGCAGTTAATTCCCGTGCATGATGCACTAAAGAAGAATAAGCATTAAGCCATTTATAAGAAATGCCACGTTTATCACATTCGGCTAATGTTAAAACTAAACTTTTTACATATTGTGCTTCTAACACGGATCCAGGTGTTGCAATCAACACGTCATAGTGTTCCATTTAAATCCTTTGTTTAATTAAAACTATTTAAGCATTTGGAAGGGCAGGATTTTTACGAGCTTCAATTTCGGCTTGCATTGCAGCAATTTCTTCTGGAGTTGGCTTTGGTGCGCCTTCTTCCCCTGGATGATTTGGTGCGTATGGAGCAGACTCATCTGTAACTGATGCAATATAAAGTTTTGCCCATGTTTCTGCTTCTGCAATATCTGCCCAAGGATCCCCTCCTGGCCAATTTGGTTGATAAAGAGAAGGTTGCGGGGACTCCCCATAAAATACCATTACTGCATTTGTTCCTTCTTCTATTTCATATCTTGCTGACATTTATTTCTCCTTGTTGTTTAGTATATTGTAGCATATTTAATTTGATCTGACAATTACCCAATTGTATCCATCACTAACTAATCTGGCAAACTTACCTGCACCAGAAAGTATTGCAGTTCCCGCCGTATTTGATGTAAGCGGAATTACGTTAGAAGAATTTGAATTTATACTGCCATTGCCTAAAGATTTTATTGTAATTTCCCGACCTGGGTATATACCAGCATTTGGAAGAGTTATTGTTGCATCAAGTATTCCGTTGCCGTAAGATACTCCAGTCCAATATGCCAATGTTGGCAAAGTTCTTAAAGTCCATGTTATGCCATTGGTTGATGAGGCTGCTGTTGTTGAGTTATATTCTATTCCAACAAATATTCCATTGGCATAAGATAATGACTGTGAAATAAAACCCAAAGTTCTTAAAGTCCAAGTAACTCCATCTGTTGATGTTGTTCCACTTGCTCCACCTCCTACAACAAATACTCCATTGCCATAAGCTGCTGATGTCCAAATTGCATTTGTTGGCAGAGTACGTAAGGCCCAAGTTATGCCATCAGTTGATGAGGCTGCTGTTGTTGAGCTTTGTGCTACTGCAACAAATAATCCATTACCATAAGTTGCTAAGCTCCAGAGGCCAGATACTGGTAAAGTTGTTAAAGTCCATGTTATGCCATCGGTTGATGAGGCTGCTGTTGTGATGTTGTTGCTTGATACTGCAGCAAATACTCCATTACCATAAGTTATTGAAGACCAGTTTAGTGCTGCTGGCATAGTGCGTAGTGACCAAGTTATACCATCAGTTGATGAAACTGCTGTTGTTGAGTTACCAAATGATGGCGCAACAAATAATCCATTACCATAAATTGAATTTTTCCAGTTTGTAGATACTGGCAAAGTTCTTAAAGTCCAAGTTGTGCCGTTGAAGGATGAGGCTGCTGTGGTTGTACTAGATCCTAATGCAATAAATACTCCATTTCCTGCAGATATTGCATACCAACCTGCAGCTGTTGGCAAAGTTCTTAAAGTCCATGTTATGCCATCAGTTGATGAAGCTGCTGTTGTTGATGAGACTTGTGATACTGCAGCAAATATTCCAGTAGAACTAAGGTTTGAACTATTATAAATAATATATTTATCATAAGGTCCTACGGTATAAGATGGAGTTGTAATTGAATTAATAACTTGCCCTTGAATTGATTGAGAATTTATTGAAGATTGAATTGGTGCTGAAGTTACTGAATTCCAAAATGCATTTGCTGGCAAAGTTCTTAAAGACCATGTAATGCCATCGGTTGATGAGGCTGCTGTTGTTGAGCTTTGTGCTATTGCAACAAATACTCCATTACTATAAGATACTGATTGCCAAGTTGCAAATGCTGGCAAAGTGCGTAGCGTCCATGTTATGCCATCAGTTGATGAGGCTGCTGAGGTTGAGCTATATGCTACTGCAGCAAATACTCCATTGCCATAAATTACTGAAAACCAACTTGCAGATGATGGCAAAGTGCGTAGCGTCCATGTTATGCCATCAGTTGATGAAGCTGCTGATGTTGAGCTTTGTGCTACTGCAGCAAATACTCCGTTGCCATAAGTTATTGAAGTCCAAATTGCAGATGCTGGCAAAGTGCGTAGCGTCCATGTTATGCCATCAGTTGATGAGGCTGCCGAAATTGAATCTATTACAACTACAGCAAATACTCCATTGCCATAAGTTACTGAATTCCAACCTAAAGCTGCTGGCAAAGTTCTTAAGGACCAAGTTATGCCATCAGTTGATGAAGCTGCTGATGAGTTACCTGATATTGCAGCAAATAATCCATTGCCATAGGTTACTGAATACCAA